CTTTATCCCCTAGCTCAATGCGCTTAAGCGTATCAGGTGTGCGAGCCATAGGGCTTGGCGCGTCAATGAAACCAATGTCTTGAGCAAGCAGGCCAAACCCTGCTTTCATCTTAGTGAACAGAGTATCAACCTTGCCTATCGTCTTATCGAAAGCCCGATTTGCATTATCCACCCCGCGAACCATTGTATCAGAAATGTCGGTACGCGAAGCCAGATTCTTATCAATTTCATTAAACCGATTCTTAACGAAACCAAGAACCTTCTCCATTGTCATCAGCGCCGCAACGCTCTTGCCAATGGTACTCGGCAACTTCTCCCAGCCCTTAGACGTATCCTCAGCCGCTTTCTTCATCGTCGCGTTGGTGCCGCGTGCAGAGTCCCGAACTTTTTTATTAAGTTCACGAATCTGCATTTCCATCTTGGCCATCTGAATTTGGACCTCGATGTTTAGCGTTCCAACTGTTGCGCCGCTAGGCATTGTCTTCCTCGGTTGAAAATTGAGATAGGTAGTCCATCATTGCGTCCGCGTCGTCTTCTTGTGAATATGGTTTCTGAATGAAGTCGCTAGGGCTTTTAGGCTGCGTGTTCTTTCCTCGATTGATATTGAAAAGCATTGCAAGAATACTTGCCGTTCTCGTGTCTTCGCGCTCGCGTTTCGCTTCCCATTTTTCACACAAGGCATTGAACTCGGAGGATGTTATATTCTCAAACTCTTCACTGCTTAATCCGAGTTCAACGCGAGCAAATGCCCAGTGTGCTAGGTAGGGTCTGGCTTCTGCTCCGCCGCGTCGATTGCCTTCGAGATGCCCTCACTCATGGCGTTTAGGTCTTCGTCTGTGCAATACGCCGCCAGAGCTTCAGCGCTCGGAAACGTATTCGCAGAGTCGAGACACCAGCACCAATCAATGAGAGCCGCAACATTCTTCTCTCCGCCAAACATCGCCGCGCTGTACTTTTGCAAGCGATACGTGGCAAGATTTGACATCTTGAGCCGTAGGATTTTATCTCCAACGGCTACAGGAATAGGCTTAATCGGCGTGCTCATTAGGAAACGGGAGGTGCACCGGTAGGCGTTAGGACAAGTGTGCGAGTGCCCTTGCCCTTAATTTGCTCATCGCCAAAGTCGAAGGACTTTACGAGAGCATTAAAGAAGCGAGGAGCCGTCACGCCGGCCTGCTCGACCTTGAATTTCTGAATACTATTGAGGCTGGTTTCTGCGAAGACTTGGCCCGGATCAGTCTCGATGTGATTCATCTCAAAGGATACATCGTCCCACGCCTTCAGGCCGGATTGAATAAACTCTTGATAACCGCCCGTCGAATCGTGTGACGTTGCATCAATCAACTCATCGGCCTTTGCAACAGGTGGTCGCCCACCGGTTAAGCCCTTAATTTGCTTGTATGCCGAGGCATCCCAGATGCTCAGCTTTAATCCATATGTTCCACGTGCCATGTTTTGCGCTCCTAGTTTTGTGTTTGAATTAGGAAGTCCGCAGACGCGCGGAAAACTCCCGGCTCATCTTCAAAGAAGTCAATGGTGTTTTCGAGTTGGATACAAGAGATGCGAACATCACAGTAAGCACCACTTAGCCCATTAAGCGCAGATATAACAGCGTCACGCGCTTCGCTGGCATCTGGCCATGTCGCGGAGTAAACATCACATTGCACCCGCGATTCTTGAATACCGTCCAGCCCGTCGTGCTGAAGCGCCGCAATTCCCGAGACGGTCGAAAAAACTGCATAGGTCTCTCGCGTGTTAGCTGGAGCTCTAAGCCAAAAGAGCCGCCCAGCAAAAGACGCTTGAACAAACTCATCCTCAAGTGCCGCCGTGATGATTGCTTTCTGGATACGCTTATTCATTTTCTGGATTTTTTATAAAACTCTGCTTGTACTGCTCTGCCGAATGCTTCTGACAATTCACGAGATGCCTTGTCTTTTGTCGCGTCGAAAGCTGGCCTCAGGAATGGCTTTGCCGCATTGCGCTTCTTGGCCTTCTTATTGTATCCGCCAAACTCGACAAGATGCGCGTAATTCGCAGGCTCCGCGCCTGCCAAGCCGTTGCCGCGCACCGCACCCACTACACCGTAGTAAGTCTTACTCTTGCGGTATCGCCGGACCTGAAAGCCGATAGATGTTTTCAGTGATCCGCCGCCGTGTTTCGCCGTTCCCTTCTTGCTGGACCGCTGGCCCTGATAGGTCGGCGCCAATGCCTGAGCCTTAATTACAATCGGTCGCACCGCAGCCACTACACCGCGAATTGCTGCATTTTCGAAAGCTCTAGCGGATACAGTTTTCACCAAGTCCGCCGCGAGCTTGTCGGTGCTTTCAATATGGAATGCGACGCCAGCCATTAGAGATCCTTTTGTTTCGCCCAGATCATCAACTCAGCCTTGCGCCCGATTTCATCGACGCGCTGAATTTCATAGTAGATGCCATCAACGAGGATTCTGTGCATTGCCTTGATCGCTGAAGAATATCGCGCCGAAAACTGAACCTCGATGCTGGCAACATCTCGCGCGGCCTTAGCCGCGACGGAGCCGGAGAGGGGAATGCGCTTTACCCAGATATCTGTGTAAGCAACGAGCGACGGCGTTACGCTGCCATCCTCGCCGATTGTATCCGTGAGTTGATACAGCCGCGCCTTTCTGTCTAGTGAGCCAGGATTCATTGGCGTGCCTCTAGCCGCCTGATGCGACTCTCGTGGTCGTCGAGTTGGCGTTGCTGCGTCTCCATGCGAATTAAAGTCTGCTGTATAGCGTCCAACCTCGGCCGAATGTCGGTAAACTCGGAGCGCGGAACGAAGTTAATGCTCAGCCAATATAGAGCGCTCATCACTAAAATCGGTCCGATGCCTCCGAGCACCTGGAGCCAGAAGACTAGCTGTTCCTTCATGTCCTGTTTTTTAGGGTCTGCCATGGTATTATTTGTTTCGTGCTGCGCTTGAAATTCGCTTATGATCCTCGTCTAAGTGCTGATCTAAAATCTCGACCACCCGCTCGCGTGCCGCTGGCAGCTTCTCATTGATTTCGCCGACCGCTCTGCCAAGTGCAGAGAGCCCAGCTTTAGCCCTTTGCGCTGTGTAATTCGCAGCAGGTGCTGCCACGGTATTAATAAGCGAAGCCGCGACGCCGAAAGCCGGATTAAAGCGCGCTGCAATGGTGATGACTTGCGCCAACACCCAGAGCACCGCGAGCCCGACGCCGATAAATAAAGCCCAGCGCACAATGTCCGCCAGCCCTTCGTTTTCCTTCGCGTATTCAATAACCTGCTTTTGGGCCTTTAGCAAAGCCGCTTCTTTCGCTGCAAGCTTCTCACTTGTCGCCGCATTTTCCCTACGTGTTCTTGCTTCGGACTCCTCGGCTTTTTTTCTCAGCTCTGAGTTTTCGCTGAGTAAGTCGCTGACTACCTTACGCCATTGAGCAGATTCGCCGGCCATCGGTGCGCCAAGGGCTTGATCGAGACTCCCAGCAGTCTCAAGCGCGTACCCCTTAGCCACCTCATCGCGCCGCTCTGAAGCCGGTTCGCTGATAGCCGTAGCCGCTTTGTGTGCTTGCTCTTGAGCGTTCTTAAGAAGCTTTTCCCGAGCATCGTCGCGCTTGGCTTCAGTGTGTTCGACCTTGTCGATCGGCGTGCCGAACGGGTTAAGCCCTGAAGGGATGTAAAGACAGCCTCCAAGCAGTAATAAAATTGCTGATACATAAATTCTCATCGGAAAAATAGAGCGGTTTTGACGGCTCTCCAGACGTATAGACAGGCACAGCCTAGGTCGTAGGCGATACGCGAGAGCCTGCTTTCGTCTGGTGGTTTCATGAGTTACATGCGAGCCAGACGATTGCGCCGGTGAGCCCAAGGCAAATCAGGCTGATTGCAGACGTGATAGGAGAGCCGAAAAGCTCGGAGACGATGAAGTTTAGGAATTTCATGATTTTGGATACGGTTCACACGCGCAAAACATTGCATCGACCTGCTCGACAGTGAGCCCGAATGAAGGCCTGAGTGTTTCAATCATGGGATTCGTGCGCTCGAAATAATTAGCGTATTCCCAGTCTGCTAACGCCACCCATTTCGCCGGGCCATCTGGAAGACTCTTGAGGTAATCGGTAATCAAGTCAGGGTTAATGCCAAGCATCGCAAGTTGCCTGCGCATGTCGGCGTTTGAGATTGCCCACGGAATTTCAGCCGGGTGCTCGGGCGTAATTATCGGAGGTTGCTCGGCCAACCATGCGTCAAACTCATCCTGAGTCATGCGCTCGTAGTCAGCAGGGATTTCCTGCCCAAGGTCTTCGATGATACGCGCTCGCGTATCTGGTGATGGGTTTTTATGAACTAGGATAGTGGTCATGTGGAGAGAGGAGTTACGCCAGCGTTTACGAGGAAATCTACGGTCCTAGCCGTAGTGCCAGCGGATTTGATGATCCACGCGAGGTAAAGATCGGCTGTGAATCCTGTATTGATACCGGCTGTGAGTGTAGCGAACGAAGTACCATTTTTGTAGGCTGTTGCTGTGGTCCCGTCCCAGGTGAACTTGAATAGGTTGGGGACTAAAGTATTGTCTGTTATTGTCTCAGTTCCAGTTGCCACTGTCTCCACTCCGGCATTACGTGAGATAAGTCTGACATTACCCGTAGCCGGATCGCGGTCCAACCCTAGATAGTTGGTAGGTATAGTTTGAGCCACTGCGCTATTAGTAGCCACACCACAGAAGAATAGTCGATAGGTGTTTGTGCCATCGCTAGCGGCACTTGGGCTGATATAACCCTCCATGTAAACAGCGAAGGTAGCTAGACTGTTTATCATCGCGACAGAACCAGACGGAGCAATACGGTGGGATGCTGCGCTATTAGTCGCTGTGCCGGAATTAAGCCTAAGCCTACCATGCTGCGAAGTAACACTAGCACCTGTTCCTGAGGTGCCTGCGAATGGATTTATATTTACTGAATCGTATCGCGTACTAAAAGCCGGAGGAGCCCAGCCGCGTCCCTTAACCAACCATGTCACCCCACTAGCCGGCAGCGTTGCATTTCGTCCCGCGCCGCTCGTGTCGTACCACGTCAGGCCGTAGCCGTCTTGGTTCGGGTCGAGAGCCGAGAGGACGCCGAGGGGGATTAGTGTGATATTGTCCACCGTCGATGTTCCGGACACACCAGCTATTGCGAATGTACCGCTAGTTGGCTTGATATAGGTAAATTCAACAGTGTATTCCCCTGCGTCTATAATTGGAGGGCCATAAGACGATACGGAGAGGTCACTTACTTGCACCGTTCCGGTCCCGCCTTTCGTGAAAGTGCAGCGAT